CTTCCCCCTCTGCGTCGACTCCTCCCTCCCATGAACCCAAAAACCAAGAAAACCGCGGGCCAAACGCCCCCCGGCCAGCAGCGTCAAGGTGCCGAAAAGGCACGTCTGGCCGCCCTCGAACGGTCCCGCGAACGCACTCGGAAGGGGTCCGACATCGGCGAAATCCCGCCGGTGCACGACCGTACACGCCGCGATTCGTGTGGGAAAAGCTTGCTACTTTTTCTTACCACCTACTTCCCCTACTCCACCGGGCTCTCGCCGTTCAGCGACGATCACAAACGCGTAATCGGTCGGATTGAGGACTGTTCAACGCGTGGCGGCCGGTTCGTCAACGCGGTCTACCGTGGCTTTGCCAAGAGCACGATCTCCGAGCTCGCGCTGCTGTGGGCCGTGCTCTACGGCCACCGCTCATTCGGTGCGATCTTCGCGGCCGAGAGCGACCTCGCCGCGAAAGCGATCAACTCCATCCGCACAGAGTTGAGCGACAACGACATGCTCTACGAAGACTTTCCCGAAGTCTGCCACGCCGTGCGTGCCCTGGAGGGCAAGGCCCAGCGGTGCAACTCGCAGACGCACGCCGGCAAACGCACGCACATCCAGTGGAAGAAAGACACGCTCGTGCTCCCGACGATCGACGGCTCGCCGTCGAGCGGTGCGATCATCATGAGCCGCGGCCTCACCGGATCAATCCTCGGCCTCCGCTGGAAAACGCCCGACGGCCGGCAGCTGCGTCCCGACGTGTGCATCGTTGACGATCCGCAGACACGCGACAGTGCCCGCAGCCCGGTGCAGTGCCAGGCCCGCATGGAGATCCTGCTCAAGAGCGTGATGAAACTCTCCGGCCACACGACAAGCATGGCCTGCGTTGTCAACGCGACGGTGATCGAGCACGGCGACATGGTCGACCAGCTGCTCGACTCAGGCAAACACCCCGCGTGGCAGGGCGAGCGGATCCCGATGGTGCGGCACTGGGCAACGCGGCACGAGGACATGTGGCTTGAGCAGTACGCAACGCTCCGGCGGACGTTCGCGAAGGACGTCGTCGGCGACCAGGCCCGCGCCCACCGCGAAGCCAACGACTTCTACCTTGCGAACCGTGCCGCGATGGACGACGGCTGCCTCGTCTCGTGGGAAGCGTGCTTTGACCATGAGCGGGAGAACTCGGCGATTCAGCACGCGTACAACGCCTACCTCGACGACGGCGCAAGCGTGTTCGCCAGCGAGTTCCAGCAGGAGCCAATCCGCGACGAGGCCGCGTCGGCCGGCATCTCAGCTGAAGAGGTCCGCGGCCGGGCGATCCACGTGCCGCGGTGGCTGGTCCCACGCGGACTCGACACGCTCACCTGCATGGTCGACGTGCAAAAGGAGCTCCTCTACTGGGCCGTCGTGGCGTGGGGCCACCAGTTCCGCGGCCACGTCGTGAGCTACGGCACCTACCCCGACCAGGGCCGAGCTTACTTCTCGCTCCGCGACGCGAAGAAGACTCTGTCCCGTGCCCACGGCAACAACGTCGAGGCCGCGATCCACGCCGGCCTTGAGGCCGTGGCCGCCGAGATCCTCGACCGAGAGTTCGCTCGCGAGAACGACGACGCCGTGCTCCGCGTCGGGCAGTTGTTCATTGACGCGAACTGGGCACAGACTCAGGGCGTGATCCGCGACTTCGCACGCCGCTCGAGCTACGGCCCGCGAGTTCTGCCGACGCACGGCCGGTTCGTCGGAGCGAGCGGCCAGACGATCAGCGACAAGTCGCCCGACCGCGGCGAGCGTATCGGTGCCAACTGGCGGACGAGCACGATCGGCAAGCAGCGGCACGTGCTCTATGACACGAACGCCTGGAAGACGTTCCTCATGGCCAGGCTGAAGCTGCCTGCCGGAGATCCGCAGGCACTGACGCTCCACGAGGGCAGCCACGACATGATCGCGGACCACCTCGCGAGCGAGGTGCCCGTGCGTGTGGAGAGCAAGATGCGGGCGTGTGACGAGTGGAAGCTAATTCCCGGCCGCGACAACCATCTGCTCGACTGCGTCGTGGGTGCTGCGGTAGCGGCGTCGTTCTCTGGCATCTCAGCGGTCGGGGCCGAATCAAAGGCAGCCGCACCGCGCAAAGTAATCACTCGCGAGGATCTTGCAACCCGCCGGGCTGCGTTGCTTGAGAAGATGGGCAGGTAGTCCGCTATTTGGGCCGCGGGATTGGCGTGGCACTCTGCTGGTGGTTCCGTTTCTCCCACCAGAAAGGCACTCACCATGCGTTTTCTCGCCCTGCTCCTGCTCCTAACGCTCTCGTCCGCCGCCGTGGCCGACACCAACGTCTACGCTCGACGCGTCACGATCTCGTCCGCCCAGGACCACGCCCTGGTGCTCGCCAGACGTGGCACGCTGGTCCACAGTAATTGCAACCAGACAGAGGGCATAGGTTGCGGCTCGACGCCTGAGAGCGCCCGGCGCAACTGCTGCTACTTTGGCAAGCGGCAGATCGTCGACGAGGGCGTCGCGTACTCGCCAGCCACTCGCAAATGGTTCGCTGTAATTCGCTACCGGTGAACCGCGCCGCCCGGCTGGCTAACACCAGCCGGGCGGCTTTCTATGCTTAAAACTACCAGTGAACAATGGTACACTCACAATAGCGGGCGATCCGCCCGTCCATGAGGTGCCAATGGCCGCAGCCGACGACATTCTCGCCGCACTCGCAGCAAATCTCGCGCAGCCGCAACGTGCACGCACCGACGCCGGCGAAGTCTGGCAGCACGATCTCGACAAGCAGGTTGTGGCGGCCAAGTTCGCCATGCAGATGGCCACCGTGTCTCGCTCTCCTTTCAGGGCTCTGAGGTTTGCACAAGTCATGAGCCCAAACGCCAACGGCAACGCCGATCCGGCAACCGCAGCAGCGATCTATCCGCCGCCAGGTGTGGATGGCCTCCCGGGGTATCCTTCGCCGTGAGCATTTTCGGTTGGTTGTCCGGCGCGAAGAAGGCCACACCTGAGCCGGTGAAGGCTCGGTATGACGCTGCACAGACCACGCCGCTGAACCAACGGCACTGGGCGCAGGCTGACTGGCTGTCGGCGGACGCGGCGCTCCACCCCGGCATCCGCCGCACGCTCCGCGTTCGCAGCCGCTACGAGGCCGCCAACAACTCCTACCTCGCCGGCATGCTCTCCACGCTGGCCAGCGACATGATCGGCACCGGCCCGCGGCTGCAGCTGGACGTCAAGGATGCCGACGACGACAAGCTGAAGCGTGTTGAGCGTGCGGTTGAGAACTGGATGAACGCGATCGACCTTCCCGGCAAGCTGCGGATCATGCGGCGCGCAAGGGCGACCGACGGCGAAGCGTTTGCCGTGATGCAGACCAACCAGATGCTCGACGGCGTGCAGCTGGACATCAAGCTCATTGAGGCCGACCAAGTCGGCAACCCGACATTTATCCTTGAGCTCGGTGCCATCGACGGCCTTCGTCTTGACGACGCCGGCAACGTCGTTGAGTGGCACGTCATGCGGCACCACCCAGGCTCGTTGACCTGGTCTAGCAACCTTGGAGACTGGGTGCCTGCCGATCGCGTGCTGCACTGGGCTCACAAGGTTCGCCCTGGCCAGCACCGCGGCGTTGGCGAGTTCGTGCCGGCCCTCGAGCTCTTCGCGATGCTCCGCCGTTACACGCTGGCCACCGTGACGGCCGCCGAGACGGCGGCGGACTTCGCGGCCCTCATCCACACGAACACCCCGGGAGCCGACGGCGGCGGGGCTGAGATGCCGGCGTGGGAGACGATGCCGATCGTCCGCGGCACGATCATGTCGCTGCCCGACCAGTGGGACGCGACGCAGCTGAAACCTGAGCACCCGACCACCACCTACGGTGAGTTTGAAAAGCGACTGATCAATCAGATCGCGAGGGCGCTCGACATGCCCTATATCGTTGCAGCTATGGACAGTAGCGCCGCAAGCTACTCAAGCATGCGTGGCGATTACCTCGTCTACCGGAAAGCGATAGCCACCTTGCGGGCAGACCTTGAGCGGCACGTCCTTGACCGTCTGCTCGGTGCGTGGCTCGACGAGGCGGCGCTGGTGCCAAAGCTCATCCCAAATGGTCTG